GTTCGATCTCCCGCCAAACCTTAAATACCCCTGTTCGCCCCTCTCCGTTGGAGAGGCCATCATTATCGGCTTCTCTCAACGTACGGAGGTGCGACCTTGAAAGTATTGAAGGCTTTACGACTCCTGGCTATTTTAGCAAATTGCGTTCGGGGAGTCCTCTCCCAGTTCAACCAGTACAGCAAAAAACCTGGTCCTTCCAAGAAGGATCATCGGTAGATTGCTATATTTGCCTCGCCAACGAGAGTGCTACACGTTGGTTCGAGTCATGGTTTTGCTCGGATTTGGCTCCAATGGACCTTCCGCAAACCGTTCCTTACCCTAGCAATCCGGGCGACTCGGGACTTCTTACAGAGGCCATCGCGAATCTTCGCGGTGAACTCTGGGATGTCTCGACCGCTCTAGCCGAAATCGGCAAAACGACTGCTTTGGTTTTAAACGCCGCTCGCTCTATGCGTCGCGCACAAAACTTGATACTTCAAGTGATGGGCGCTCGTAAGAGAAAGTTTCGTTTAAGCCCTCGAGAATTTATGAGAGAGTTTTCCTCTCTTTGGCTCGAAGGCAGGTACGGGTGGCGGATTCTCTTGTTTGACCTCCAGTCTGCTACCGAGGCTTATGAAAGACTCGGCGGCGGCCTCCAAGTCCTCCGGGGTGCTTCGACGCGTTCCGCGTCACGCACCTCCGTCGGTTCTTGGAAAACTCGAGGTCCTCTCAGATACAGACAGCACGTGACTTCCAAATGGGAATATCGTGCCTTCTGTGGTGGTCGGCTTGATATGGATAAACCTGTGTCTCTAGACCCTCTCTTGACAGCTTGGGAAGTTATTCCCTATAGCTTTGTCATTGATTGGTTCTTCAACATAGGTTCCAATATCCAGGCCTACTCACCTTTCGCTTCCGGAGATCTTCTCTGGAGCGGAGTCGCTGAGATCAAGAGTAGCGAAGTAACCTTTGAAGCGGAACCAGTTCAGGGTTCTTCCCTGTTCCCGCGTCTCATGGATTCTTCGTTTAGAGGCCCGGGTGCGCTTTCCCAGACCTTTCGGTCTGTGTCACGTAAACCCGCGGATGGTTCCCTCTCTTTGAACTTTAAGCCAAGGCTTTCAGTTCTTAAGGGGGTTGATCTCTTCGCTCTCGCCTCCAACCTGGCTCTTAATGTAGCAAGCCAGGCTGGGCGGGGCCGAAGGTAACTTGTCCTGGAGATGTACTATGTACACCCTTCCATCTGGTTTTACCGTATTTCGTACTTCGAATAACGGCGACCAACTTACGGCGCAGAAAGATTCGACTACTTCTGCAAAACCGAAACTCATAATCCTTGACCGGTCTGCAGCTGTTTTTAACAGCGGCACCCAGTCTTATTCAGTGCCAGAGTTCCGCGTTCGCGTAATGACAGGCACCGTCGATAGTGACGGTATGCCTCGTCAGGAGCGTCTACTCGCCGACATGCGTTTCCGGACCCCTATTGGGTCTGAAACGGATGCTGCCGAGTGGAAAGCGGATATTCTGGCACTGCTCAATGAATCTGACTTCTTCGAGCAAGGCGTGAATTTACATTCATTCCCTACTTGTTGTAGTGAGACTCCTGAGGAGTAACGGCGTTGTAAGACCCGCTTGGGGATTCCCCCAAACGGTAGCATAAACATCCATAAGGAGTTCAAATGCTTAGTCGAGATATACTCTCTACGCTCTTCCTCTCTGACTGTAAAATGTCAGAAGTCCCTTGCTCTTTAGCTGAAGCATTCGAGCTAGGGAGGCACCAACCCACAAAAGAGAACATCAGAACCTACGCTATTCTAGCACAGGCTGAAGCCTTTCACAAAAAGGCTTCTGATGGTGTGATCTCTGACCTTCATATTCGCGAAAGCGATAAGAGGTCTGCGGCTCTGGAGCGCCACCTAACTACGATAACGCCGGAAGGCGTCCGTGGGCAGAAGTGGTTCCACGCCGCAAGAGATTACATACACTCTGTTCTTCCACCATTACAACTGGTAGAGGAAGAAGTGTACTCTTTTTGTCGATTCGGGCCAGGAGTGACCTGTAAGAATGGTGGACCCAAGGGTCGCTACATCCTGGAAAAGATTTCGGGTGAGCAAAGCGCTACTGCGCCGGCTCTCTCGATATTCCTCGATGTAGTCCGCGAGTACTTTCCATCTTGGATGGAGGTGCTCAAGGAAGACACTTGTGTTACCGTCGTGCCAGGCAACCGTACGGCTTACGTCCCAAAAGACGTAAGGAAGTGCCGACGAATCGCTATTGAACCTTCCATCAACCTCTTTTTACAAATGGGGGTTGGGGGTTGGCTCTCTAAGCGACTCTCCCTTTTTGGCCTGGATCTGCGCGATCAAAGTCGCCAGCGCCATATGGCCAAGAATGGGAGCCTTACTGGGGATCTCTGCACTATTGATCTGAGCGATGCTAGCGATAGCATAGCTCGGACTCTGGTGAAAGAACTCCTTCCGGACGACTGGTTCTGCCTTTTGGACAGAATCAGGAGCCCGAAATCACTCGATGGCGTTACCTACGAGAAATTTTCTTCCCAAGGTAACGCTTTTACATTTCCTCTCGAGACCCTAATTTTTTGGGCCATCGTGAAGAGTGTTTCAAGTGAAGTAAGTGTCTATGGAGACGACATAATTTGTCGCGCCACTGACTTCCATGAAGTCGTCGACGCCCTCGCCTCGGCTGGTTTTTCAACCAACGAGGAGAAGAGCTATCATAGTTGCCACTTCCGCGAAAGTTGCGGTGGTGACTACTTAGCTGGCATAGATGTCAGACCTGTTTTCTACAAGGAAACTTGTAGGACGGACGCGGACTTGGCGAAACTCTCAAATCTCTTAACAGAGAAATGGGGGTTCCTACCGAGAACGCATACGTACATCCACTCTCTTGCCAGGCGGCCTTTCTACGGGCCACGTTGGTATTGGAGCACGGATGAAAACAGACCATGGAGGAATATCCTCGCTAGTGACTACGACTCATTCTTCTGGACAGAAGACCCTGACTCGTGGTCACGACGCATGTGGTCCAAAAAGCCAATGAAGTGCCAGTGGTACCGGCACTATACAGAGACCGCGAGGAAACTCGCCTTCCTGTATGCTATGCGGAACACGGAGGATACGAACGC